TTAGCGAGAGAGTCAACGACATTGGCATTCTTTTCTTCCATCATCCACTCAATGTCTTCTGCCTCGAACACGGCTTCACCGTTATCGGGATCGAAACAACATGCTTGGATGACAGTGCCCCACATCAATTCAACGCGGTTACCGTCTAACTCAACATTGCCGTCAGCCGTGAAGTCAACGCTCGAAGCGAACGAAGCCCTTTGGCGTGCCGACATGGAACGCAGTTCTAACGTGACATCCCATTCAGGTATCTCGTATAGCTCTGCGCTCACATCGTGGGCGGCTCTGATTTGTTCTGCAAGTCTGGACACTGTAGGTCACTCCTTGTTTGTTGGGATTTAGTAGGTTCCGCGTGTTACTGCACCGGTGACCTGAAGGTCAGCCGAATAGGTCACTACGTCACCGACAGGCGACGATACGGAATAGTTCGTCATGATCGCTTCACCTGTGTATTTCACGTTGCCGCCAGTTGAACCGGCAGGACCGTAAATAAATGAGCGTGATGCTGGCTCTGTGCCGCCTTTCATGTAACCGTCAACTGTTGCGTCCCAAAGGCCACTGATCGAGATTGTGGCGGATTCTAGACCAACGATGAATGAACGGCTACTTGAACCGAAAGCGGTCGTGTCAGCCGTTTCTGTTGTCTCAGGGAAATCAACAGAGTTGAGCGTGTCAGAAATGTTGCGGCTTGTGCCTCCCGTGTCATCGAGAGCAAAGTCAACACTTTTACCGTGTACGAATGTAGGCATTTATGGTCCTCCTCAGAACCTAGCGAACGACAACATGTAAGTAATCGCCCCGGATGAGCCAGCGGTCGCAGCCGTGGCACGGATATAACGGTTGACGGTCCCAGAGACCGCCTTTAACTCAGAGGTCTTGGTCGAAGCCGCAACCGTTGAGAACGTAATCAAGTCAGCGAACGTGGCATTGTCTGCCGAATGCTGAACCTTGATTGTTGTTACGCCACCACCAACTGTGTTTGCTGGGACGTGAAGAATTGCGAAGCCGCCATTGGCGCTTGACGCTGCGTTGTCAACTGACCCCAAGTTACCGAGCGCACCAAACGCTAGTGACGCGCCAGTTGTTAGTTGTACACCGCTCTGCCCTGAGTAGGTCAGGTTGGTTGTGCCGTCAGTGGTTGCTTGAAAATCAGCGCTAACAGAAACAACGTCAGCCACTGGTGACGAAATGTTGTATGTCAGTTCGTCGGATTGCATCAGAATCGCTTTGTTGCCGATTGTTCCGGCTTGGATAGCGACCGTTGAAAGAGGACTGGTTGCATTAGCTAGCAGAGCGTTAAGTTCTTCATCAGAGCCGTCTGCGTCAGCAGACCAAAGGCCAGTCAACCCCATCGTCGCAGTCTGCAAACCCGGAATAAAAGATCTTGAAGACGCACCGAAAGAAGTTACATCGGCAGTTTCCATCGAGAAAGTTGAGTCAGCCGAGTTGAAATAATCACTCAGGTCGAACTCATCAATATAGGTTTTGGTTCCTTTGCCGTGGATGAAGGTAGGCATTATTCGGCCTCATCTTTCGGTGTTTCGATCTTCGCTTCAGGTGCTGCTTTGCCAGCTACTTCAAGGATGCCAATCTCGATAAGCCATTCAGCTTTCTTCGGGGGCATCTCGACAGTCTCCCCAGCTTCGTAACGCTTACCTGAGAATTCAATTCCAGATTGGCCGTCATCTCCGCCGGTCACTTTATATTTGGTCATCGCGCTCCTCTTTGGGAATGGCGCGGCCAACGGACCGGCCACGATTGGGCACTGGCCACAGAGGGCACTACTGCGATGCTAGTGCAGGGGGTTCGGGAATCTATGTACGTGTGAAACACCCGAAAAGATTTTTGAAGAAATACCTGTTTTAGTGTAGCAATGGGTATCCCTATGTGTATACTTGTATACATGACAGGAACCACCAACACCATCAAATGCGCCAACGGAATCACCTACGAAGTAATCAGCGCAAAGCCCTACAACCACAAAGGCAACGACCGCATGTGGTACACAGCGAAGCGCCCCAACGGCAAGCGCACATACATGATCGTCGGCTACGAAAACGGCACTTTCAGCACAGCAGCCTAAATCACCAGAGGATGTTGCCCACGGGGGCAGTCTGGATTCCAAACCCAGACCCGGAAGGTTCGACTCCTTCACATCCTGCGACAGCAACCAAAACCAAACTAAGGAGAGACAAAATGAAGGCAAACCAAAGATCAACAGTCAAATTAGAGTCTAGAGATGTCTATATAGATTCTTCAGTAAAAGGAACGTACGCAATATGGGTTAAGACCCTTGACGGACGTTTCGATGTACACAACGCCCGAAACTGGAGTCACGCCTGTCAACTAGTTGACTTAGTGGCGTTCGATGTGTTCGACAGCTACAAAGCGAAGGGTTTAACGCACTTGAACGCTGGCGCAGTATCAGCAGCATTCAAAGCCGCTGAAGGATACTTAGATTTCCGACGGATAGCCGACAAGCAAGAGGAGGCTTACGTACGATGAGCGAACCATTTGAAATCGTAGGTGACGACAAACTTTGGGACGTTCCCAGCGACTGGACACACGGCAACCAATCCGACGGACTCGGATGCCACCGCTGCGGAAAGAAGATAGGCAAGAACAAAGCCGAAGTTCACGTCGTAGCAGGAGGCGGCACTTTGTTGTCAAACGAATACGGCATCGACAAATTCAGCCAATTCGACCAAAGCTACATGGACGAAAACGGCAACTGGCACGACAGCGACCACGAAGAAGCAGGCGGAGACATGTACTGGTTTCCAATCGGACCAGAATGCAAGAAGCACGTACCAGCCGAATTCCTGTTCGAGTCAGAATAAGGAGGATTCAGATAACCGCGTGTTCAGGCAAATCGGCTTCGACTCTTTGAGCACTGCCGCCGATGGAGTAGCCACGAAGCTCTCCAGCCTTAACAAGTTCCCAAGCCCAGTCTTCCCAAACAACCCCAAGGAAAGGAGTATTTTCAGGGAACGCATATTTGGTAATTCCTTCACCCGGAACTTCAAGCTCAGTTTCGATAGGCATAGGCCACGTCAACATCTCCACCATTTCACCGGCTGGCTTGTCGGAGTGTTGAAGGTATATCGTTCGATCACCTGCGCGCATCCAATCCCACAACGCTTTCTGCAACGTGTCCTGATCCGTGAACTCACCATGTGCGTCTTCGATGTCGGGAACATACGCGGGTCCGAGCGTGAATCGTTGCTCGTCGGCTTTCGTTACTGGCAGAGAACCTGTCATGGCTTTCACCATCGCCAACGCTTCGCGTCGTGCGTCAAGTTCTTCTTCGATCACGTCATGGCAAACAATCATGCCCTCAGTCACGACTGCTTGGTTGTGGAGGGCGTCATGCCAGTCACCAAGTTCTTTGTCGGTGGCAGCGGTGACACGTCGATCAGCGAACGATTCGATTTGTGCGAGTCGGGCTTCAGCTTGTTCCATTGTCCCGTAGCAGCCAAACGAACGACCCGTTTCTTCCGAACGCACACAGTATTGCCCGTCCTCTTGTTGAATGACTTTGCGTGCTGACTGCCTATAGCGCGGTTCGTCGTTTTGCATTTCTGCTGGGATGACGATGTGTGTTTCGTCAATGTTTTCCAGCATGATCGCTTCTTTCATGTGGATTAGTTCCATGAGCGGAGCAAGCAAAGGCTGGCATTCGGGATGGTCAAGCATCAACCTGTAAGCAGCTAACAGATGCGTCATCGCGTCAGAGCCTGAAGCATCATCTGAATAGTCTTTGTACTCTTCGTCGTATCCGTAACCTTTAAGCACTTTTGGCTCCTCACCGTTTAATGATTTACGTGTGGACATAGGGTGGCCTTTTGGAAGTAGATCTGTATCAAACTTACCCCCTGAGAAACTGCCAGTACGAACAGCACGCAAGAATGCGTTCACTCTCGCATACGCCCACTGGTCAGCAGAGGTAACACCGGGACGCACCGAACCGGGATTCGTGTTGTATGCGCCGACGCCACGTTCAAACACTGCGGACAGCATTCGGAGGTTTACACGCTTCGATGAAGTGTCGCCATGTTTGTCGTTGTGTTCTTCGACTTTGCGTTTCAAGCCTTCAGTGACTGACTGACTGAGTTCCTTTTGTAGCTGGTCTCGTTTGCGTTCAGCCCATTCCATAGCGCGCATCCGATTACTGCTTGTGATGTCGCCGCCCCACGCAAGCCACGCCCATTGACCCGCAGTCATAGGGCCATCGCCGTTCAGGTAAGCGTTAGCGCGTGATGATTGGAGGTCTGATTTGTGGCGAGCGAACCATGCAGCCATTCGCATGATTTTGTTTTCGCTTGCTTCGCCTCTGGCTAGCGCTCTTGTTTCGCGCAGTGTCTTGTCAGTGACTCCGCCGCCTTTACGGTCGATGTTGTCTAACGCCCTTTGGGCATTAGCAGAAATGTAGGAGGGAACGGCGACCATGTTTTGATCTTAATTCATAAATCTTGAATTCTTACCTATTTGGTGTTGCAATGGGTACCCCTGCATGTATACTTATGTACATGGCAGCAGCACCCCTCACCAACATCAAGGCCCAGATCGCCGCTGCCGACTCAATCCTCTGGGTCATCCGAGTAATAGGAGAACTGATATGAAGAAAACAGCCCGAGAACTTACACCGGGAGAGGTCACCGCAATTATGGGAAGCCACAACGGCGAATGGTTCGTCAAGAACTGGACCGTCAAAGCTGTAACCGACTACTCAGAATTCGGAATGATTGAAGTCCACTTGGAGCTTCACTCTGCTAGCGACAAAGCACTCCAAATCGACCCCAAAAGGGAGTGGGTCGCACAAATCAATCACAGGGACGAACAATACGAACGATTCACCATGTGCAACGGTCCAGCCATCACGGGGGAAAGCCGCTGATACAGAACGCATGGCCCCGATCTGGCATCCTTCGGGATGGCGGTTCGATTCCGTACCGGGGCACGACAGCAAAACAACAAACAAGGAGCAACTGTCATGAGAAAGCCAGTAGGACCATATTGCGATTCCAAAGAAATCGTCCGAGGTATAAAGAAGGACTTTGGATGCATCATCGATGAGGATCGCAGCATTCGAGTGTATCAAACCACATCACGTGATGGCGGTCAGCTTTGGATGTGGACAGGAGCAGGCGGCGAGGGATACGACTTGGACAGGTCACCGATCATTCTGAATGTCGAAGCGCAGAAGGTGTTGCGCGATGCACTCAACGCTTCCATCGCAAAGTGTGAAGCTGAGGAAGCTCGGTCATGAACATCACGACACCAACCGGCGGCGGCGAGGTCATCAACAGCAAAGAAGATCTCATCGCCTACATCAACCAAGCTGGCATCTACATCGAAGGCCAAGAATTTGACTACGAGCGATACCAATACCACAAGTCAGAAAAAAACTGGATCACCTTCGACCCGAAACGACGGATGTGGCTCAACGGTTCCAGCTACGTCTGCGAGATGCGACCCTTCCAAGACAAGCATCACCGCGAGAACGGCACAGGCGTTGTCGCTCACTGGTCCGACAACTATGCGCCAACAAAGGAGGTCACGCAGACTCGTTGATCTGTTTGCAGCGCGGGCATTGAATCCGCCACGGCGCCGTCAGCATGAGAGCTAGCTTCTTTACACAGTTAGCGCAGCGAACGTCAGTACGAGTTTCGCGTTCGTGTTCAGGTGTTCGCCTTGCTTCCGCATAGGCGTCTGCTATGTGAGGACGCGATTCGTCTGGTAGTTGCATGAGAACACCGCCCTCTCCTGTCCGTCTCGGTCTAGGTAGAAAGGCGACTGGAGTCCTTCAACGCGCA